CAAGGGGTCGTAGCAAGAGGTTGCGGCAAGGTTTTGTCAGGTCGGCGTAAGCGTACAAAGGGTTCTGTAAGCTAATGAGTGCAGTTGCGTATAAACCAGACTTAGAGAAAGACATATACGCAGAAATTCTTGCGTGGTCTGCTCATACTTTGCAAAAGCCTAACCCGTATTTCAATAATTTACCGCCGTGCCCCTACGCCAAAAAAGCGTGGGCCGAGGGCAGTGTTGCGGTTTTGTACAAGTATGAAAACAACTTTCAGACCGTGTACAGCACGGTTTCGCAGTTTGATGATGCCTTTGATCTCGTTATTGTGGTTGATTTAGCTTACAAAAAAGACCCTGATGCGTTTCACGATTACCTAGAGCAGATGAATGAGGCGATATCTCGCGGGTTCTTTATTGATCGTGATGTTTGGCTCATGGGTTTTCATCCTCACGACGATGAAAACGATTATTTAGACGAAGCGACTTTTGAGCAGCTTGTTTCGGACGAGTATGCTATGATTTTTATACAACGGCTGTCTAAGGTGTATAAGTCTTCGCAACAACTCAAAGCCTTGGGATATTACGAAGAATATGCTAAAGATTATGATGTAGAGACAATCTTTGCACAACGTGAAACGCTATATAGGAGACTGATCGATGGCGATGAAACCTAAGAAAAAGATGCGTGGCGGACCCATGAAGAAAATGCGCGGTGGCGGCATGGTTAAAAAGATGCGCGGCGGCGGTATGTTGAAGAAAATGCGTTCTGGTGGCGCGGTAAAGAAAAAGAAGTAAGCGATGACAACTTCTGGAAGCAAAGATTTTGAACTTGATGTAGCGGAGTACATTGAAGAGGCTTTTGAGCGTTGTGGCTTGGAAGTTCGTACAGGGTATGACCTGAAGACTGCAAAGCGTTCAATGAATCTGATGCTTGCAGAATGGGCCAACCGGGGACTAAATCAGTGGACAATCAAGCAGCGCACGGTCACTCTTACTCAGGGTGATGGTGACTATGACGTTGGCGCAGACGTGATTGACATCCTATCTGTCGTTGTTCGTAGAAGTAATACGGATTATGCACTGGATCGGATCAGTCGGGATTCGTTCTTATCTATACCCAACAAAACCACGCAGGGTCGCCCTTCTCAGTTTTTCTTGGATCGTCAGATCACACCCAATCTGAAAGTATGGCCTGTTCCTGAAAACAGTACGGACGTGATTTATTACGATGCTTTGACTCGTATGGACGACGCGGACGCACAGACCAATACGTTGGATATGCCTTTTAGGTTTTATCCCTGCTTGGCAGCGGGCTTGGCGTATTACATTGCTATGAAACGTGCGCCACAACGCATACAGCTTTTGAAGGCTGTTTACGAAGAAGAGTTTGAACGTGCGATGGCGGAAGACCGTGATCGTGCATCATTTAACGTCGTACCACAATACGAATACTTTAGGACAACCTGATGCCGAAGTTTGCGACTGGTAAACACGCTTTTGCGATTTCTGACCGTTCCGGTTTTCGGTATCGGTATAAAGACATGCGTAAAGAGTGGACCGGGGCTTTAGTTGGGCGTGATGAATACGAGCCAAAGCAGCCTCAGTTGGGGCCGTTTCGTAAGGTTATAGACGCGCAGGCTTTGAAGGATGCTAGACCGGATGTTAAAGCCACGATGACCGTTTATGTAGGTATTCCGTTAGTAGAAGCTCCAAATTTAAGACCACCGCAAGGCTTTGGCCAAGTAGGTGGAGTTACGGTGGTGACATCATGAGTTTTACATATGCCCAGTTAAAGCAAGCGATACAGGATTATACTGAAAACGACGAAACAACGTTTGTTAATAACCTGCCCCTATTTATTCGCCTGTCTGAAGAGCGCATTTTAAAGAATGTGCAGTTAAGTCTGTTTAGGAAAAACGCTACGGCTACTACTACTGGAAGCAATCAGTATTTAGCGTGTCCAAGTGATTTTTTGGCACCGTTTTCGTTGAGTCTTGCGGGTGCGGATGGGGATAAGTTCTTTGTTGAGTTTAAAGACCCCAGTTTCTTACAAAGTTATACACCGGATGCAACAACGGAAGGTGCGCCGCGATATTATTCTGTGTTTGATGTGGACAACTTTTTGTTGGCACCAACGCCTGATACCACATACACAGCCGAGCTTCATTATTTCTACCGTCCGTTAAGTCTTACAGCGGGTTCGGAAAGCGGCACTACTTGGTTGAGTGAAAATGCAGAGTTAACGCTTATGTATGGTGCATTAGTTGAAGCTTATCTCTTTATGAAGGGTGAGCAGGATATGATGCAGTATTACGACAAGCGTTTCCAAGAAAGCATGATACCGCTCAAGATGCTAGGCGAAGCCAAAGAAACAACAGATGAATACCGCACTGGTAAAGTTATAAGGGCGAAGCAATAATGTTTAAGATAGATGTAAGTGTTCCACAAAACGAATCTATCGTAGGCGTTCGCACTACAGAGAATCGTGGATTTTCACCAGAAGAACTTGCGGAACAGTGTGTTCAGAAGGTGATTTCGGTTTCCGACAGTGCCCATCCGGGTATACGGGACCAAGCCCGTGCTTTTTCAAAGCACATCGAAACGCTTGTTGCATATTATATGCGTCAAGCTATTAGCAGTGACCGCACAACTGTGTATAATGCACTTAAAGACGCGGGACACCCCGACTTGGCTGAACTCATAAGGAGACTGTAACATGGCTTTCAGCGGCAACTACATGTGTACTTCCTTCAAGCAGGAATTGCTGACAGGAAGTCATAACTTTACAAACTCAACAGGTGATACGTTCAAATTAGCGTTGTATACAAACTCTGCAACATTTGATGCGTCTACCACAGACTATACTGCAACAAACGAAGTAGGTGATTCTGGTTCGTATGCAGCGGGTGGTGGTACGTTGACAAATGTAACTCCGACAACTTCTGGTACAACTGCGTTTACAGACTTTGCGGACTTGACGTTTACGTCAGCGACAATCACTGCGCGTGGGGCGTTGATCTACAACACCACAACGGGTGCTGGTACAGGCACAACTGATACAGTTGTTGTACTAGACTTTGGTTCTGACAAGTCTTCTACAGCGGGTGACTTCCAGATCGTATTCCCAACGGCTGACGCATCTAACGCGATTATCCGTATCGCATAAGGGGCTACCCTATGGCGAACATCACTGGTTGGGGCCGTGGAGAATGGGGAGAGGGTGCTTGGAATGAAGCAGTCCCTGTTCGCGCGGGTCATTCCCTCAACGGGTGGGGTGAGCTTACATGGGGTGAAACCGCTTGGGGCGGTGAAAAGTCTGAAATAGATGCGCTTCAAGGTCAGGTTGGCGTTGCCGTTGTTCGTGAGAACGTAGCGGTTAATGTCACAGGTCTTGAGGCTACAACAGCGATAGGCTCCGTCACTGTTACAGGTGATGGTGTCATTATACCTGATGGTTTGGCGGGTACTGGTACTGTTGGCGATGTAACGCTACGCACTGACCAGAATATTCCGCAGACAGGACTAGAAGCAACAATGGCGGTTGGTTCCGTCACTGTTGTTGAGGGCACGGGTATAACCGTGCCGATTACAGCGTCCCTCGTTGGTACAACAGCGATCAACGGTGTCAGCGTTGTAATTAATGCCTATGCGCCTGCTACTGGATTAGAAGCAGACGGTGGCGTGGGCAGCGTAACCATCAATGCAGGTACTGGTATTGATGTGAACGTGACGGGGGTAGAGACAACTCCTGCGATTGGTGATGTCAGCATAATTGGTGACGCACCGAATATCGAAGTAACGGGTGTTGCAGCGACAGGCGAAGTAGGCACTGTTGAACTGAGAACATTCCAGCGTGTTCCTGTAAACAACATTGGAATACTCGCAACCGCAGAGGTAGGCTCGGCAGAGGCTATTCTGAGTGTGAGGATTGCAGTTACAGGGCTTTCCTCTAGCGCAAGTGTAGGTTCTGTGCTAGTTTATGACCAGATAATTCCTGATCCGGGCACGACTTGGACGGGTGTAACGCCTTCACCGGGCAGCACTTGGACAGAAGAGGAACCTGCGCCTGAAACAATTTGGACTGAAATAGCAGCGTAAAGGTAAAGAAAATGGCTACCTATACAACAAACGGCGGGATCAAAAAGATCGCCACTGGTGATGAATCCGGAACATGGGGTACATCCACCAACACGAACTTTGACATCATTGACCGTTTAACGAACGGCGTAGTCAGCATTACCCTAACAGGGGCTACTGAAACAGTAACCACTTCAGACGGAACCGTATCAGATGGTATGAGTAAGGTTCTGGTGTTTGGCGGTACGCCCGGGGTTGCGGTTACGGTGACGATTGCACCGAATGACGCTCAGAAGGTTTACTTTATTAAGAACGATTGTGGTCAGACGGTCACAATCTCGCAGGGTTCAGGCTCCACTGTAGACATCTTGGATGGTAGCTCTTCTATCGTTTACTGCGATGGCGCAGGAGCGGGTGCTGCGGTTGTGGAGATTACAGCGGGTTCGAGTGCGACGAATACGATTGATGTAACATCGTTTACTGCGACAGCCGCGCAAACCACATTTGCCGTGACGTATACGGTTGGTAGCATTGCTGTTTACCAGAACGGTGTTTTGCTACGCGATACTACAGACTACACTGCAACGAACGGTACATCTGTTGTTTTGGCAGCGGGTGCGACTTCTGGCGATGCGATTGACGTAGTTGCTTATGCGACATTTACCGTAACGGATACATACACCAAGGCGCAGGCAGATGCGCGTTATTCACAGGTGGCGAACAACCTGTCTGACTTGACAAGCGCAGCGACTGCTCTGACCAATTTGGGTGTCACGGCGACTGCGGCTGAATTGAACTATGTAAGCGGTGTGACAAGCGCAGTTCAAACGCAGCTAGACGCTAAGATGACACCAACCTACACAGGCGATGTGGACATCACTGGCGAGTTGATCGTTGACAGCTATAACGAAACCTACGCAGCGGTTACATCATCTTCTAACGCCACTACGGTGGACTGTGAGGCGGGTAACGCATTCAGCCACACACTGACAGAGAACACCACGTTTACCTTCTCTAACCCCCCTGCCAGCGGCACTGCGTATAGCTTCAGCATTGAGATCATTCAGGATGCCTCTGCGTCTGGTTACACAGTCACTTGGCCAAGCTCAGTAGACTGGCCTGCGGCAACTGCACCTACGCTGACAGCGACAGCATCTGCGAAGGACGTCTTCATCTTCACAACACGGGATGGCGGGTCAAACTGGTATGGCTTCACGGCTGGACAAGCATTGGGGTAAACAATGGCAACTAAGAAAAAGTTACTTCAGGCAGCGGCAGGCACGGCAGCGGCTGGCGGTGCTGGCCTGAACGTAGAAGAAGTGTTCAGCACTTATTTGTATACTGGTAACGGCACAGATAATCGTGCAATTAACAACGGTATTGATCTCTCTGGTGAAGGGG